ACATTCTGCTAATCCGACTGGAAAACAGAACATCGAAGGACTACTCAACGGATATCTAAAACATAAACGTTTGTAATATGAAAATCTTTACAATTTTGGTTTGTTTGTGCTGTTCTGCTTCTGCGTACGCAGATGATACAAAACAGCTGTATTGTGATATTGAAGGTTTAAAATATAAAATAGCGGCGGAGTTTAGAGATTCCAAAAAAACAAAAGCTGATGCTATTAATAAATTGTCAAAGATCACCAGTCAAAATGTACAGCAAACAACAACTATAGTTGATACTGTGTTTGATGTCATGACTACTCGTTCCGCTGAATGGATTTCTGGTTTCCATACCGGAATGTGTCTGTTTAATTTTCCCAATGAGGAATCAATAGTAGAAGTTAAGAAACACAAACAAACTTAAATAGTTGTTTTTTTCCGATTTAGTTTATATAATAAATAGCTGTGTTAGTTGCTCATGGTGAGGATTAACACTTTAACGCAGCCTTATATGGGTGCAATTACTTTTATTGCTCTAAAGGAGAATAATATGACAAAAACTAATGCCGCTTTACCTTCCCTGTTTCAATCTTTTCCTACTTTTGGTTCTCGTAGTGTTGGATTCGATGATATTTTTGATTCTTTGAATAAGTTTGTTAACTCCGACTCTCCAACGTATCCACCGTACAACATACTAAAAACTGGTGATGTTTATCAAATCATCATCGCCGCTGCAGGATTTGACGCAGATGACATCTCTGTGGAATTGGATAAGAACGAACTGACAGTGAAATCAAAAACCGCTATTAAGCTCGATGATGAAAATACTGAAGGACGCGTATACATTTACCGAGGGTTGGCTCTACGAGACTTTGTGTTACGGTTTAAAGTTGCTGATAATGTGGAAATTGATTCCGCTAGGTTTAAAAACGGTTTACTGACGATCAGTATGACTCACGTTCAACCTGAAGAAAAGAAACCAAAGATCATTCCGATCGTATGAAAAAAGGGGAGTTTTAAACTCCCCTTTTTAATTTATTAACAGTGAGTCATCTTATAAATACACACACATTCGTTTATAAGGACACACACTCATGAGTTTAATCAAACAAATCCACACAGCATTGACAGAATCAGAAATTGCCCAAAAACAACAAGATAGCATTATGATGGAAAAAATCGAGGCGATCGTTGATGCATCTGATTATCCAATGTTGTTTGAGACTGCTGAACAATTTTTATCACAAGTAGTATCCACCATCCAATCTGGTAAGAATGTTGAGGCCGTTGATGCAGCCCGGATCGCTGCTAAATTGACTTCGTTGGAATTGATTGGTGATTCAAGCACACGCGGATCAGCATTGTCTCAATTAGCAGGCGATGACGCATTTAAAAAGATTTCTTTGATCATGTCCAGAGCTTCTGGAATGTCTGATAGTGATAATCAAGTAGATAAAACTCTAATTGCGTTGGCAAACAAGATTGGAAAATCTGGTACCCAGCAAAATACACAGATGTTAATCGGTTTAGAGAAAATGCCGGAAAAGGCACGCAACCTCAAGGCTACAGAAATACAACGTCTCGTTGGAATGTTTAAACAATTGGGTGCAAAAGTTACCCAATCTCCTAAACAAGGTGATGAACCCGCCGCAGTTGCCGCGTAAGTTGACTTCTTACCCAACACGTGTTATCCTGTTAACATCATAACCGTTGAAGGAGAATCACATGTTGGGTCTTATTTTCAATAATTATAGAAATTGGTTAACTGCGTTTGTGGATTGGTATGACGCGACAATGTTTGCGGTTGGATATCACTGGATCGACCTCAAACAACGGATAAAGAACGAGACTCCTATCGATCTCACAGCACCCAAAGATAAACAAGAATAACCATAAATAACTACATCTTCTAAGTGTTTAATACATGCTGCGACAAATTAATAATGAACACAATCAAGTAACAAAACTAGTTGAACAATTATACACCATTCGAGTGTTGTGTGAGAGTGGTCGTGTGTTAAATGAGTCGCATGCAACACTAAATCAAATGATTAGAAAAGTTCTAATCACCAATAAAGAAATTCCAACCACGTTAGCTACTGTACTAGCTAAGGTAATATTATATTCCACGATGATTGAGGAATTGATAAACCGCAAACGTCGGTATAAAAAACACTCACTATTAACAAAAGTGCATGATCATATTACCGATCTGGCAGCACAACAACTATCACCAGCTACCAAGGAAGAAGTTGATAACGTCAACGTTGACATTATAGAATTAACGAAACAAGTATCAGCTAGTTTGACAGGCAAACCTGAAATAAAAGACGACATTCAGCGCACGTTTGATGCAATAGTTACCAAATTAACAACCACCACAACAGATAAGAACCGGGTTAAAGTGATGAAGTTAGCCTCTCTTATCGTTCAAAGTAATAGTGATACCCGCAAGCGTAAACAAATAATACAACAATACCTAGAGGAGGTTTAATTTACTCCCGCGTTACCACGTAGCACACATAAGCCGTTGTTATATTCATCATAATAATAAGGAGTTGTATATGTCCGCTAAAAGAAGTCGTCGTCAATCACCCGAAAGACATTCTGAACTGGTATTACTGCATCAAAACGTTAGAGCAATAGAAGAAGGACCAACGAGAAAACATTGGACTAAACACGATATACGTTCTGTTCGTCCACTCACAGATAATCAACATGAGATGTTCCAACAATATTTTCAAGGAGATAATTTAGTTGCGTATGGTTCTTCAGGTACAGGAAAAACATTTTTAGCATTGTATCTTGCAATGTGTGATGTGTTGGATGGTAACAAACCACAAGACCATGTTATGATTGTTCGATCAGCGGTTACTACAAGAGATTTAGGATTTTTACCTGGAACCTTAGAAGAGAAAGTGGCGTTATTTGAAATGCCATATCGGGACATAATGAGTGAGTTGTTTGGTCGAGTTAGTACATATGATAATATGAAAGAAGCTAACCTAGTACGATTTTTAACAACATCATATATTAGGGGAGTTACTTGGGATAATGCGATTATCATCGTGGATGAAGGTCAAAATATGACTGAACATGAAATTAATAGTGTGATGACTCGCGTTGGTAATAATTCCAGAATCATTTTCACGGGAGATTTACTGCAAGATGATTTGGGTAGCGGAAAGCGTAGTGAAAAAACAGGAATGAAACGCTTACTCAAAGTAATCAAAAAGATGGACGAATTTTCATCTGTTGAGTTTACTACAAAAGATATTGTACGTAGTGAGTTTGTAAAGTCGTGGATTATAGCAAATGAACTGGTATCAACAGATGATTAACACTACTATAACAGGTTGAAATGATATACGACGGATACCGATAGTAGATCCCATGTTGGGTCAGTTGTATCGAAAGGGAACCATATGGTTCCCTTTCCTTTGTGATATTCAGCTTTTACCGTGATATCTTTGAAGTATCGGGTAATACCAATCGTATGTTCTTCACCTCTTCGCTTATAATCGGGAACTGACATTGGGGACGGAGTAGACGACAAATGTGTAAATTTTGAATATCCGAACGCAATCCTGGTATTCGGTGATATCATTTTTCCCGCTTTGACAAAAAACCCAACTGGTTTAGTTTCAAAATCATGTAATGTAACTTCAGCTGTTGTAAAGAAATCACCATCATTATACCGTACACCACCCGTATAAAATTGGTGTTTGATAGTCATATCAAACGGTAGTAACGATGGTGTTGTAATAGTTGGATCAAAGTCTCGATCGATTTGTAACTTGGTGTGATTTAGTTGAGCAGTGAAGTTATTTGTTTGGTACTTCAATGTTACAGATTGTATCGGTTGTGACATACTTAGTGTTCCGTTTAAATTTGTGTGAAAGTAACCGAAGAAAATTTGGTCATCGTACTCACTGTTCAACACTCCCTTACCATATGTGACAGATGCTGATATAGAACCGATTGATGTATGTTGTGTCGTGTCTATTTGTATACCATCGATTGACTGTGCTAATGTATCAAACGCTGGCCAGTATGATGAAAATGGTAAGTGTATAGAGTATCGAGATTGAAGGTTGTTACGCTTGTTTTCCAATATACCTATATCATATTTGACCCGGCCAACTCGTAGAGTGGATACATTGTTTGGTATAAATTGAGGCATATCGTAACTAAAAGTTGCATAATCGATTTGGGTGTAATATGACCTACCCGTTGGGTTGATTGTGTTTAGTGCCCCTCTGAATACAACATCGTCTGTTATATCATACGTCCCATTTATTATAAACTGATTTACAATTGAAGAACCAGTATTGTTAAATATTGCAGGATTGTCCGTATAAGACACAGTAGATGCAATCGTCCCAAACAATGACCCACTACTGTGTGCGGGAGCACCCATACACAGCAACACAACACCGGTGATGTTAATTAACTTTAATGCGTTTGATACCATATTCACCTCTAATTACTACATGAGATTTAGTGAAACCTATACTACCTGGTTGCCCTTTAACTGTTCTAATCATATCACGTTCAGTTTCGACCACTATAGGTGGATTCGCTCGTCCTGTATTAACTTTACTGTTAATTAATTCTTCAAATCTAAACGAGTTCATTCCAAAGTATTCTTTTAAAAATGTTTTCTGATTTACGTGGTCAGCTGGATACACTACGACGACGACACGACTACCATCTGTCCATCTTGGTACGGATAAAGTAAAAATCAGTTTTAGTTGTAACGGTGTCATAGTATTGGTGTCAACACTAACATGAGCTACTGGTTCTGTGAACATCCCATCGTCAGCATGTGATATGATAGTGGGAAACGTTATCAACAATACAAAAACAAATAATAAAGTAATGTGTGCCATATTAATGTTTTGAATCACCTGGATTACCTCGTTTGATCCATAGTGTTTGTATATTGTCTTCTACATCTCTTAATCTAGTTTCAATTACATCACGTTGGCGTTTAATATCACTAAGTTCCGTTTCAAGCTTTGTTATTTGATTGGTAGCAAACAACACCTCACGTTCGAGTAATGTTATTCTAGTTCCAAAAACACCCCAGGCTAACGTTATGGTGACAGCAATTGAAACGAAAGTTATCACATCTTTAAATGTGATAACTGTGGATATTCTGGTATTTGTGATATCATCTTGCGCCATAATGTATGTTCCGTCTGTATGCTTATATTTATATTTTAACCCTATACTTATAAATATAATAAAATGCTGACATAATCATCAGCAAAGGGGTTGATACATGCATACATCTTTACAATCGAACCGGAGATTAAATCAAAACGTAATAATATTCTGGGTCATAGTTACTCTTGCAAATTTGGTAATAGGAATATCCATTGCTGTTATTGGGGTCATGCAATCTAACCATATACAACCAGAACCTCCAGAATTCGTAACAATTGCAGAACAAGCAAATTTGATACATCGGCAACTACAGGAAGGTGTTGATACGAACACTACCGCCATAAATAACCTCACAAAACGTACTGATGAAATAGATCAGCGAGTTATTATTTTAGAAAAGCAATAAACATGGAAAATGCATTCATACAATTGATTTCTATCATCCCGCAGCTGTATATAATATCAACTGCAATTTTAATTTCTTGGGGTGTTGTAAATTCAACCGCGTTGTGGTTAGTGATTAGAAACATAAAACAATGCACTGTTAACAACCGAGTTAGAATTAATGATATTGCACACTTTCATGTCAATATCTTTATATTAGTTATTAATGTAATATTGATTAATATTGTACCATTTTTCTATATTGGATTATCTGATGTATTAACAATTGCAAATTTTTGGGTGGCAGTCTACTATGGATTCGTTGGATTGACGTGTATGAAAGATTGGTACCCACTAATGTATGACGAAAATGTTAGAACTGTTGATCGTGTTGATGGAGATCCTTTTGTTACCAGATGATAACACCACGTACGTGTATGAGGGTACAGAGGTAGAAAAAACCGGGCGCTTGGCAACTAAAACAATTAAACTAACTTCAAGATCATTCACAGAAACGATGTTCGAAATTCAACCAGTAGATAAAACAGGACCAACATGGAAACGGTGGGTTAAAGAAACAGATTTGTTTACTGTAATGTAACATCGTTGTAAAAGTATCGTGTTTGTAAGACAATAATTAAACGTCTTACAAGGAAAATAAAAAATGATACAATATCACGATACGCAGTACTTAAATTTGTTAAGCGAAACCCTCGCAACTGGTCATTCGAGTGACGATCGTACCGGAACTGGTACCACAAAAGTCTTTGGGAGAATGTTGCGCTTTGATCTCTCAGACGGAACAATCCCCCTTCTCACCACCAAAAAGATGCACCTACCTGCAATTATTCACGAAATTTTGTGGTATTTGAGTGGTAATGGAAACATCCAGTACCTATTAGATAATAACGTCAGAATTTGGAAAGAATGGGCAGACGAAAATGGTGACCTTGGTCCTGTATATGGTGCTCGCTGGAGACACTGGCCAGTATATGAGGTGTGTCCAGACGTATCGTTTGGTGATGATCCACTATATGTTAAAGGTGAGTTGGATCAAATTACAAATCTTATTGAGCGGTTGAGAACTAAACCAGACGACCGCAGACTTTTGGTAACAGCATGGGATCCAAGTGTTGTACCTGACGATGGGAAAACATTTTCAGAAAATGTGGCAAACGGAAAGCAAGCATTACCCCCATGTCACTATACGTTCCAATTTATTACTCGACTGCTAACACTTGAAGAGCGAGTACAACTCTTTGAAAATAAATGGCCTGAACACAGGCTTTGGGATTACCACGTTGAGCAGATTGCTACAATTCTTGATACTCATAACATTCCAAAACGATCTCTGAGTTGCATAATGCATCAAAGATCAGTTGATGAATTTTTAGGTTTGCCATTTAATATTGTGCAATACAGCATATTGACACGAATGATTGCCGAAGTAGTCGGTATGTCCGTCGGAGAGTTTGTTTGGACTGGTGGTGACTGTCATATCTATAACAATCACATTGATCAAGTACGAGAACAATTATCACGAACTCCATATCCTTCCCCAGTATTGAGGTTTGCACGTTCTGTTGACAATATCGATAATTTTAAGTACGATGATTTCATTATCGAAGATTATCAATTCCATCCCACTATTAAAGCGAAGGTGAGTGTATGACCACTAGAAATTATCATGCAGATCTACAAATAGAAATTGACAGAATTAAAGATATGCTTACAGACAGTGACTATCACCGCGGAACTGCTTTTTTCCAATATGCAATGGAATACAGAAACAAATTGAAACGGTTGCGTAAAGACATTGCCGAGGATATTGATAATGGTGTTGAGTATTTTACCGATTAATAGCAGAATCCGTACTAAATTGACAAAGAGGACTATATGAGATTTTATTCGTTTACAAACTGGATGCTTCGGCCAATTCAACAGGGTATTCAACCTGGACATGCTGCCGTTGAACTTTTATTAAAATATAGCTCATTTTCTTCTGATGTACGAGCGCATATGGTGTGGGACTGGGCTCAAAATCACAAAACGTTTATGTGTATGAATGGTGGTAACAGTGACGGGTTGCGAGATTTGTTAAAATTTTTTGATGACCCACGTAACCCGTACCCGTACGCTACCTTTCACGAAGATGCACAGTCACTGGATGGCATTATGACGTGTATCAGTATCGTGTTACCTGAAGAAATTTATGAGGCGGCGGCCATTGAACGAGCAGTCGCACCACATTCATTGTTCAAATTTTCGGAAGAGGATGATTCGTGGGTACTTAATGTACCAACTGCAGTAGGTGACTGGGTGTGGTATCGATATTCTGTGTATGAACGGGACTTGGTGTTGAAACTTAATGAGTACTCATTAGCAACATGATTAATAAACAAGTACAGGAGTTTGTTGATAACTACAGCACGCCATCAACCACTAGTATCAATTTGGAACAGGCTGCAGTTATCATTATCGACATTCACAACGAAGAATCACGTATCAGAGATTTGTCAGATTCTGTTTTGCGAAAAAAAGCAGCTTTTAGATCAATGTGTCCTCACACACTCGAGCCGTTTGTTATAGAACAGCATTACATATCCGGAGATTATTTAAATACCGCCGAAACATGTCATTCTGTAAGCTGTAGAACATGCGGTACACTTTTGTTTGAATACATTGAACAACATAATGGGAGATACTCATGAAAATACTAACACCAACTACTCCGGTCGATCAATGTACGTGGGATTGCCCATCAATTTTTCTTGCTGGCTCTATTGAGATGGGTCGTGCTATTCGTTGGCAAGATAGATTTATTGAACAATTTAGTGAACGAGATGTTGTCTTTCTTAACCCTCGAAGAGATGATTGGGATAACTGTATTGAACAAACGAGAGAGGATCCACAGTTTCGAGCGCAAGTTCAGTGGGAATTATATATGTTGAATCGCGCAGATTTGATTGTGATGAATTTTGAACCTGGTACAATTTCACCAGTTTCATTACTCGAATTAGGACTGTTTGCTAATTCGAGAAAGATGATTGTTTGTAGTCCCGAAGGGTTTCATAGAAAGGGAAACGTGGACATCGTGTGTGATTGGATGCAAGTCTCACAGGTTTCAACGTTTAAAGATTTGTTGAATTATGTAGATAACTGGATTGGGGATGCTTGATAATGAAAAATAGTTCACTAGGTACCAGGATGAAAGAATATGAAGCCACATCAAAAACATTTTTGATGAGACGAACTCCCGTGATCATTCGGTTGGATGGGCGAGCATTTCACTCTTTCACAAAACGTAAAGTGATCAAAGAATCTATCAAAGGTGACCCGTTTAGTGATATCATGAAAGACTGCATGGTATATACTACGACGGAACTTTGTAAACAGATTCAAAACGTAAAAATCGGTTATACACAATCGGATGAGATTTCGTTGTTGCTGACTGATTGGGAAACACACGATACTCAGCAATGGTTTGGTGGGAACATTCAAAAGATTGTTTCTCTATCCGCTGCTATTGCTACTAACGCATTTAATCATGCGTATAATTCATACGAACGTATTGAACAGTGTGACAAGAAACCTACGTTTGATTCTCGTGTATTCAGTCTTCCAAAAGAAGAAGTGAATAACTATTTTGTGTGGAGACAGCAAGATGCTTCCCGTAATAGTGTTAACATGCTGGCACAATATCACTTTTCTCACAAATCTTTACAAGGAAAAAAGAACAGTGAAATGCAAGACATGTTGATGTTACAAAAAGGTGTAAATTGGAATGATACTGATACCTGGAAAAAACGGGGGACAGCTGTTGTAAAGAAAGGTTGGTTGATTGATGATGCAACCGCCCGACACCAATGGACACCAGATTTTGATATTCCAATTTTCACCCAAGATCGTGAATACATTGAAAGGTTCGTATAATGAATAAACCTACTGTACGATATGACACATTTTTACCATTTAATATTGTCGTTGGTATGCCGGCTACTGTGTTTCCTATTGACCATCCAAGTCCGCTCGTGTCTAATCAGAAGTTTATACACACCAGTGAAGTTGTGTATTATAGTAAAAGTACCGGTATTTTTGAAACACATAACACAAAGTATGTTCCAGACCATGTACCGTATATTCCAAACAAAGATCCAAATGTTTTTGAGGATTAACGATGAATGCTAACCAACACGCGATTATCGATTTATTTAACACTCTACCTTTGTCTGATTTTACACCTGGTGGTGAGCTATCAACCGCAGTGAGAGCCTTGTTTGATAACAAGGCTCGAGAATGGTATAAAAGTGATGAATACACAAAGAAATGCCAAGCTGAAGTAGAAAAACACAACAAAAGACGGGAAACAGCCGCGGAGCGATCAGAGCGTGCTTTTAAGTGGGCAGTGAAAAACTTAAAAGTGGGCATGTATGTCAAAATGTCTGGAACTAGGGATGGAACCGGAATGCGAAAAGTTGTAGCAATTGAAAAAGAGCAAGCAGTGTGTCGTAAAATTGAATCGGTATGGAGAAATGATACATCTCAATATCCAAACGCAGAGCTATTCCAAATCGGAAAAAACTGGTATCATGTTATGCATGATGTGACTACACATGGTATGGAAAAGGTAACCCACACATTTGAAGAACGAGATGGAAAATATGTGTTGACCCCATTACCCATTTAGTATATGATACACTCATTGTACTAACCCATGAGAATATTATGAAAAAAGTTGATAACGTCAATGAAGCTAAATCTGTTGCAACTCACATTTTTCTGTTGGATGGAAACCCTGAGGACTACGATGCTGCTGCGTTAGTTAACGTTCTCAAAGTTGCTGACGACCTGTACTTCAATGAACAAGCAAGTATCATTGACGACACCCAATATGATTACCTCAAACAGCTAGCTGAACGGTTGGACCCAGACAACACTTACTTCATCGGTGTTGGTAGTGACGTTCGTGGTGGAAAAGTTAAACTTCCGCACCAAATGGGAAGCTTAACCCAATCGTATGAAGGTGATGTAGAAAAATGGGTGGAAAAATATAAACTGTACACCGAAAAGGTGTGTATTAGTGATAAAATGGATGGCGTTAGTGCGTTGGCACTATACAACGGTCGAAACTTCCACATCGCTTACTCTCGTGGAAATGGTACTGAAGGTGCGGATATCTCTCGTCATTTCCGCAAAATGAAAAATGTGCCTACTAATGTGACGACTACAATTATTGAAGCTGTTCGTGGTGAAGTAATCATAAGCGAAGCAAACTTCAAAACAATATGTGAAAAAGGGTTGAAATCTCGTAGTGGGGATACATACAAAAATGCTCGTAATGCAATAGCAGGTATTATGAATGCTTCATCTAACCCTGAATGGGTATATGATTACATTGATTTCATTGCGTATGAAGTTGTCAATCCTAATTATTGGTCAAAAGACGTGCAGTTTGAGAATTTGAAAAACAATGGGTTCCAAACTGCTCCTGCTTTTATCGCAGATGGTCGCCGCCTTAACGATTCCACACTCATTGACATTATCACAGCTCGTCGTGAAGCAACGGAATATGCCATTGATGGTATCGTATTGGAAGTCAATGATGCAGACATGCGCCGAAAAATTAACCCAACCAAAGACACACTGAACCCTGAATTCGCAAGAAAGTATAAAGTAGCGTCTGATGATAACTCTGCGGTTGTTAATGTAGTGGGTGTTCATTGGAACGTCAGTAAATCTGGATACTTGAAACCAAGAATTGAGATTGAACCAGTTGAATTGATGGGTGTGACCATCACATACGCTACTGGGTTTAATGCGAAGTTCATCATCGAAAACAAAGTGGGTCCTGGTGCAACGGTGCGTATTACACGTTCAGGAGATGTTATACCCTTCGTCCAAGAAGTGCTTCAACCGTCTAATGCATACACGCATGAAAGTTTTGCTGGAGCAATGCTTGACAAGTTTGGGCGTTGGGATTGGACCGATACGATGGTTGATGCCTTCCTGCTTGATGATCACCCTGATATCGCTATTGAACGTGCAAAGGATTTTTTTGCAACGATTGACGCTCCAGTGTTGAGAGAAGGTAACATCAACAAACTATTTGAAGCTGGTTTTGATACTCCCTCAAAGATTATCAAAGCAACCAAGAACGAAATGGTTTCAGCGCTTGGGGAAAATGGAAAGAAAGCATATGATGGTTTACGTGAGAAATTGACTGATATTCCTGTGTATACGCTGATGGCGGCTACGGGAGAATTTGGTCGAGGTGTTGGAGTTCGTAAATTAAAAGCGTTGTATAATGCTGCGAAAGGTGATATCGCCAAATTCAACAACAAAGAATTCATTTGTGGTGTTGAAGGGTTTGAAGAAAAAACTGCGGCCCGCATATTGAACGGTAGAGATCGGTGGAACACTTTTTTCACGGATATTATGGATTATGTAACCCTTGCTTCATATACTGAAAAGACTTCAGTTGGTGGTAGTATGAACAACCAGTTTGTAGTGTTTACGGGATTCAGGAACTCTGAATTAGAACAACAGGTTGTTGATCAAGGAGGCACAATGCAATCAGGGGTATCTAAAAAAACTACGATTGTAGTTGCCGCAAACCCACACGAAAATTCAACCAAACTGAAAAAAGCTCGTGATGCTGGTATAAAGATTATGAGTCTTGCAGAATTTACAGAATTGATGTAATATGCAACAATGAAAGTATGGAATTACACGAAGAATCAACCACTAAATTTGGACGCCTACAAGTTCGGTGAAGCTTGTATGGTAGCTGCTGCAGACATGAACAGTGGTGACTTAATTGACCGGGGCTTGATTTTGTTGCGTGAACTCGAATCAAGAGGGTATGGAATTGTAAAAATAGAAGTAACAACAGATAAAGGATGAATATGTCAACTATGTCGGAATTGGACGAGTTTAATAATAGAGTGAGTGCTGGGGACGACCGAGCCCAGTCAAATGGTCGATCAATAACCGAACCAGAAGAGATTGTATTAACAGCCCGAAAAAGAGAAAAAGGTATTTTAGTAGATGCAAAGATGTGGGCAGTGTATGGTGATAGATACAGTCCCTGCGAACACGTCGAACGTGTATTACCACCAGGACAGTATACAGTTGAGAATTCTCAAGATATTGGTATTCATTTTCATCAAGTTACATCCAATATGGATGACTTGCTGGAATTACCCGATTCCGCATCACAAGAGGTGATTACTGAAGTTACATCCTTCTGGCAGAAAGAACAACATTTCAGAGATTTTGGTTTTCTGTGGAAACGTGGTATGATGTTGTGGGGGCCTCCCGGATCTGGAAAAACAGTAACTGTTCAGTTGATATCCCAATTTGTTATAAAAAACAATGGCATTGCTTTATTCGTAAATGACCCTCACCTATGTACTAAAGGTCTTCGGTTACTCCGAGCAGTGGAACCAAACAGACACATCGTGATGATATTAGAAGATGTTGATTCAATTATCGATAACTATGGAGAAACCGCGTTGTTGGCATTAATGGACGGTGAGTTACAGATTGATAATGTTCTATTCATAGCAACTACTAATTATCCAGAACGGTTGGATAAACGTTTCATAAATCGGCCTAGTAGGTTTGATGTCATCAAAAAGATTGGAATGCCATCACCATCTGCTCGCCGTCTATATCTGGCTACTAAAAATGGTCGCCTCAAAGATACTAATGAATTGGAACAGTGGGTAGACGCAACAGAAGGGTTTTCGGTTGCACATCTTAAAGAATTAATTGTGGCTGTTGAAGTGTTTGGTGTAAGTTTTGATCACGCTGCAAGTAGATTGAAAAAAATGATGGACGTGAAAGTATCGTCTACGCAGTGTGATGATAGTAAATTTGGTTTTATGTCATCATAAAGGAGAAAATATGGATACAGATACTGTTCAATCGGTAAGACTTAAAGCGTTTGAAGAAATGAGACAATATTTGAAACATGTAAATTGGCCTATTGGTTCTTTAATTATCGTTGAAGATGCTGTTAAAACGTTATCCAGTAAGAGTCCGGATAAACGGTATGATAAAATAACCCGAGTATATCAAGATTAAGGGGTAATAATATGGAAGTGTTGACGATACCAATATGTGGTAAATGTGGAAAAAAAGTAATGAATCCAGAGGATGGATTTATCATTAAAGGTAACATTTACGTTGCTGATCCAGACGATCGTAGAGGATTGATTGGTAATGCATTTCCTGAACCAGATAAGAATAACGGATTCATTCATGCAGGAGATATTGAAGAATATTGTTTTTGTAAGGCATGTCTTTCGGAAGTTTTAGGCATTCACCCCATGTCCCCCATTCACGATCCGTTTTAGGTTGAATCATTATAAATATCACATTCTGGTGGAGTTAATAAATGAAATTAAAAGATATATGCGAGGATGTCAAGCCACATAAACAAGGTACTTATGCTGGTGTAAAATACTCCACGAAGTCGGTAGATGCAATCCGCCGGTATTTGAAAGATAATAACATTCCCAATCAAGTGAACACTAAAAGATTCACACTACTTTGTTGTACAGTCGTAAATTCCTACCAAAATTTAAAGCGCAAGGAATGCTTACACATCCAATCAAAGCAACATTTGAAAAATTTGTTGTTTGGGAAACGACACCACCTGATCCAAAACAAACACCTTGGAATTGTTTAGTGATGCAATTACGTTGTCCAGAGTTGGTTAATCTCCACAAACGATACATGAAAGAACATGAAGCAGAATACGATTATGACGTGTACACACCTCACGTAACTCTGTCGTACAACATTGGTGATTTGGACATCAAACAACTACCAAGATTTGAGGATACGTTGTATATAACTGAAGAGTATATGGAAACACTCAATCTGGATTGGGCTGCAACTGATGGTGTAAAGTGAGTTTGCCTGTGATCTTTCTGGACTTGGATGGACCGTTATTTCCTTCACGGTCCATGTTTTTTCCTGAAAACAAACACAATCTCAATCTATTTCCACCAAATCTACCTGAAACAATACGTGTTATGTGTGGGTATTGGAAGATGGACCCACTGGCTGTATTGATGTTAAATAAAGTGATAGAGATTACTAACACAGAGTTTGTAATATCATCGTCGTGGCGAGAGGTGTGTGACAAACATGATATGGAGATATTATTTGAACTCAATGGTTTAGATGTAACACTTCACCAGGATTGGGAAACCCCACGAACTAACTTCCACACACTTCGAAGTCATGAAATCAAATCGTGGTTAGAAGATCATCCCGAAGTTACCAAATGGGTTGCGGTTGATGATGACGAATCTATTAAAACACTTCCAAAGAAAAACCGCGTGTTGGTATCTTATGATGATGGCATATTAACGCAGCACTACAGACATATGATTGAGGTGTTATCTTGAAAACATTAGACAGTGGAGTATTGAGTATTATTGTGGCGGTAGATGAAAACGGTGGATTTGGTTATAAAGGTGATATTCCGTGGAAAACTGAATCATTTGCCCGTGATGATTTTACCAGATTCAAACAAATAACAAATGACTCAGTGTGTATAATGGGGTATCGCACATATGATGAAATTCTCAAGATGAAACTGGAAAGAGGAGGTTCAACAGAAACCCCTTTACTATCAAATAGGACCAGTTATGTTATTACTCGTAGGTTTGATACTCTTCCACTCTCACCCGTCGCTGTTTTTAAAAGTGGAATCAGAGAAGCAGTTGAGGAATTATCAAATGAAGATCCAAGAGAAATCTTTGTTTTGGGTGGGGAAAAAATGTTCATTGAAGCATTACCCTGGACATCTAATATATACCTAACGGTTGTTAAAAATATATATCAATGCGATCGTTTCTTTCCTCTTGAATATGTAAACAGACATTTTTCTATAGTGGAGGGGCAGCAAACAGACGATCTGGTTTTTCTTAAATTGCGGAGAAATTAAATGACTTTTGTAAGATCAGAAAAATATGGACCATATACAATATACATAGCTGGAATTGAAGGTAAAGAAGTAACATCCCAAATTTATAGGGGTGGAAAAATAACAACCGTTGAAAATCATATCACAAAAAAACAAGCGGAGGCGTGGTGTGAAAAACAACTCGTAAAATTGGGGATTGTGTGAAGTTTTTAATATTTGTAACATTTTTCTGGATGGGTATTAATTCTGCTGCAGCAAATGATAGTATTACCAATGGTGAAATTACCATATTATGCTCAGGAAAGATATCATTCTTGGATAAAGTCATACAACATAAACCTGATTTGACGCTCCAGGTTGCACTTATTGCGTGGGAAACGCAAATTAATGAGTTACGATTATCATATCCATTCATTAAACATAAAACAGATGTTGATGGTCAACGAATGATACGTGATGCTTACAGGCTACAGTACACGTCAGAAGATATAACAACAGAAATACGGTGGTGTTTACAATATCAAGGTTAGGTAGTATAATTGGCAGTATTATAACACTCTGATTAGCTACACTGGAACAACTGAAATACTTACAGATGTCGACTATAGGTGAGGACCAGCCAGGAAGATGGGTTATCGTGAGTTCAAGTCTCACGGAGTGTTAATAAATATGTAGAATGGTTGTAAACTGACTTTTTTGAAAAGTGTTCAAGACGCGGCGTGGTGTCCGCCAGGTCCACCAAAGAAACGAATCAATGGGCCTGAATAATCCTTTCGATTGGGCAATTAGTACAAAAGGCGGCAACTCGGGGGGCAATGACCGTGTATACCAAGCAAAAGCATATAAATGCAAACATGACAGCGTCAAATGACGCATTCTATGCGATGGCTGCGTAAGCAGTGCATTAGCGGGGTTAACCACCTATCACAAAAACGGTAAAAAGGGGGACTTCGGTCCCCCTTTTTTATTACTTGATTTAAATAACATACCACTATATAATCAAGTTTCACTAAAAGGAGTGTATATGAAAAAAAGCATAAAACATAATAAAGTAACACACAATGCAAGTGACGAAATGTTTGAAGGAGTTACAGTTGAATTACCACCTCCGTTTCAGTTATACACATCCACGACAGAGCAAGTTGATTATTGGTTTTACCTGAGCACTCAAATCGGAGCTCCGAGTCTTTATACTGATATGATTCATACCATCAGAATGGCACCTGCTTCGTCTACCGTGTATTTGTGTATCAATACTCCTGGTGGTAGATTGGACACTGGTATTCAATTGATAAATGCTATCAAAGCGTCTCAAGCTACGATCGTTGGTGTATTAGACGCAGAAGCTTCTTCGATGGGTTCTATTATTTTACTTTCCGCAGATGATTATATCATCCACGACAATTGTCGCATGATGTTTCACGACTTCTCCGGAGGAACATCCAATGGAAAGGGTAATGAACAGATTAAAGAGTTAACAGCGGCAATTCAGCTATATAACAAATTACTTAAAAGCGTGTGTGTACCATTCCTATCAAATGAAGAAGTTGAGCGAATCATCAAAGGTGAAGATTTTTGGATGGATTCTGATCAGATCAGAGAACGTTTGAGTAAGATAACCACCGCCGAAGAGGCTGCAGCGAGTAATGAGTAATAGGTTAGAATCTATAGTTCGCCAATATGCCGCTTTACCACCTAGGGTAACTCCTAGTGGTTGGTATGCATTACGGTGTCCTGTATGTAACGACCACAAGTACAAAAAACGTGGTGGGTGGAAATTTGAAGGTGAGAAAACGTCATACCACTGTTTCAATTGTGGATCACATGCCTTGTACGAGGACGGTGGGTTTTTCTCGGATGACATGGAAAAGATTTTGGACGCTTTTAGTATACCAGATGATGTCATAAAACAATTCAAGTTTGATAGTTTTAAAGCAAGTGTTAACAAGAAACAAGTAGAAAAAGCTCCAGCAACTATTAAACCAGTTAGTGTATTGTCTCTACCAAAACATTTTTATAGGTTAATCCAGGACGAAGATGATGTGTGGAGTCAAATAGCTCAAGAGTATTTAACAACCCGTGGTATAGATATAGATGATTATAAGTTTTATTTGTCCCGAGGTGGAACAAAAGAAGAAAATGTATGGAAGAAACGGTTAATCATTCCAATATATAGACAACAAGATTTGGTTTTCTATCAAGGACGAGATTTAACTGAAACCAGTAAATTAAAATATCTTGGTACTGAATCAGCAGCCAAATCTACTGTTATATATGGGCACGACCAGCTTTTCAAAGATGAGAGTTTACCTTTGTATGTAGTTGAAGGATTCTTTGATGCGTTTCATATTAACGGTGTTGCAGTGTTTGGTAATGAGATGTCCCCACAACAATTATCATACCTAAATGCATCTCCTCGAAAAAAGGTTGTTATTCCCGACAGAAAAGGAGATGGTCATAAGTTAGCATTACAAGGAATTGATAATAACTGGAGTGTATCAATTTTACCTTTTGGTGATTGTAAAGATGTAAATGATGCAATCGTCAAATATGGAAAATTGTTTGTGATGAAGACACTAGTTGAGAATACAGTATCTGGACTGGAAGCAACAATTCGAGTTAACATTTTATGTGAGAAGAGTAAAACAAATGGCAAAACCAAAAAATGATTACACATCTAACGACATTCAAGTATTAAGTGATCGAGATCACGTACGGTTGCGTTTGTCGATGTACGCGGGTAGCACAGTATCGTCAACATTTGAGCTCCCATATTTTAAAGATGGAAAGATTGAAATCACTCCGACGCCGTTTGTGTTTGCAACGATGCGTATGTTTCAAGAAATCATCGATAATAGCAATGACGAATTCTCACAAATTACTATTCCAAATAAGACACTGACTCTTGAATGTGATCCAGTTAATGGGTTTTATTCCGTAGAAGATAATGGTAGAGGTGTGCCAATTGATATGCATAAGACTGGAAAACCAACACCGGAAGTAGTTTTTGGATCACTGCGCTCAGGTAGAAATTTTACAGAGGGAAAAACAACAGGTACTGTTGGACAGAACGGTATTGGTAGTTCAATGACTTGTTTCTGTTCTGCTGAATTTAAAGTAGAAATTTCTCGTGAAGGTAAAAAATATACTCAGTCCTTCTTGGAAGGGGCTTCAAACATACAAACGCCTGTTATCAAAAAGCAAGCTGGCAGCAAAACAGGTACCAAAATTTCATACAAACTCGATCCAACAGTAGTTGCGGATATTACGTTACCAGATGTATTGCTACGAAATAAAGCAATTGAAGTGGCGTTTAATAATCCAAACACTACTGTAACGTATAATGGAGATAAGTTTCATTATAAAAATGGTTTGGAAGATGTGGTTAAATCTATATCAAAAAATTATTTCAGATTTGGAATTGAAGGGTTTGAGTTTTTTGTAATATTCGATCAGTATCAAGGTGTAGATGAAAAAGTGTTTACTTGGGTTAATAGTTCATTGTTATACGATGGTGGAATGTGTAATACCCAGTTTGTGAATGCATTTGTGGATGCCACAACCGAACACTTACGTAAGGATGCAAAAAAACTTGGGGCAGAGGTTACACGGAATGACATACGACAAAACTTGTTAATACTTGGTTCACTGAAAGTATCCGATCCAGTGTATGATAGTCAGGGTAAAACACGATTGATTGGACCTAACATTCGTAAAGAATTAGATGGTTTGATTTCATCAGGGTGGTCATTGTTTACAAGACGCAACAAAGAATGGTTAGATACCGTGCTTGAGCGTGCCAATGAGCGGCACCACAAAAGTGCTAACAAAAAAGCAAGTGACGATTTCAAGAAGACCCTGAGGAAAAAAGTACCTGGGTTACTTGATGCTGTAGATAGAGACCGCATGAAATGTAGACTGTATATTACAGAGGGATTGTCTGCTGCTTCGAGTTTAGTTGAGGTACGAGATCCAAATACCATGGGCAGTTATCCGTTGGGAGGAAAAATCAATAACGTATATGGTTCCACAGTAGCGCAGGTATTGCAAATGGGAAAACTGTCTGATTTGTTAGCGTCTGTTGGGTTAGTTCCAGGACAAAAAGCTGTTAAACATGAGTTGAGATTCGGAAACGGTGTAGTGATTGCTACCGACTCTGACCCAGATGGGTCGGACATCATTACCACGTTGATATGTTTATTCTATCAATTTTGGCCGGAGTTGTTTGAGTCAAAAACCAAACCATTCTTTTATAGATTGATTGCACCAAACATTATTGCAGTTAAAGGTAACAAACGAGTACATTTTTCAACAAGAGCTGATTACATTAAACAGCGTGAAAAATATAAAGGGTGGTCTGTAAGCTACGCAAAAGGTCTAGGTTCACTAGAAAAGGAAGATTGGGAAATGATTATTAATGATGACCGATTTTATCTTCCAATTGTCGGTGATGAACAAATGAAAGACGTAATCAAACTATTATTCAGTGATGATGCCAACGAACGCAAGTTGTGGCTATCACACAAACAAACAATTGAAGGAGAAATTAATGTCTAAAGAAAAAGCGGAACTGTTAAAAGATCGTGCTCAAAAGATTGCACAATCATTTGATCTAATTAAACAAAACCCACTCAACCTCAACATGTTGATAGCACATGTTGGTGTACTATCGTTGACATTAGACGAACTATTGAGAGATGCTGCTACAGAATTAGAAAAAGAAATTGAATGATGGATAATGCCGCCGAATTGTTAGAATACGCTGAACTGGATGGAACTGAGTGGGGTGAGGCGATGGAATCATTGTGTGCCGTAAAAAGACATGAAGGTGCATATGGTTCCAGATTCGTTTTTTTGGTAGATGCAGAGATTGCAACGCAGTTGAAATATGCAAAAACACACAGTACGATTGTAACCAACGTGAAGACAGTTAGTTATCCAGTTAAAACGTTAGAATGGAACACATAATATGAAATCAAATAAAATCAAATACCGGATTTTTCGTTGTAGTAAAGGTGAAACTGTTTGGTATGAAGCACAATACAAATGGCGTTGGATGTGGCACAAACTAACACAGCAAGATGGATTTGGAGAATATTACGCAAATGTGGTTATGAAATGCTCTTCTTACGAAGATATGTTAACATACTGCACTGAACACGCTGAAAGAAACCGAAAAACGATCAAAACACTATACACTGAGCTTGAACTATGAAAATACTAATTAATACAACACCTGGTGGATTTGAACTTTCGACTATTGTAATGAGAACTATGTATCGTGAACGCGTACCAGGAATACACAACATCTCAAAGGTAGATAAAGATGATTATTGGTTAAACGTTTTTGAATTTCAGCGAAATGATCTCACCGCAATTTCAATTGTTGAACATATAGGGCTGATGTTTTCAGCTGGTCCTTTATGCAATTTGAAAATCGTAGAAATTCCAGACAATGTTGAACGCTGGGAAGTTCAAACCACAGAATACGGAGTAGAACGTGTACTGTATGGTCAATATCAATGGGTTGAATAATAAGATGAATACAACACCGTTTGATCCACGTTTGATGTTATTGGAACAGCTTCAAAAAATTGATGAAAGATCACCAACCGGTGTTCCATTTGTTAGACGTATCAAACCGTATGCTGAATTTGTCTCAGTAATAAAGAATACCTCAATTGATCTGAATACAGTTCAACCACACAAACTGAAATTTATAAGTGATACTCACTTTGGACATACGCGGATAATCGAATATTGCAACAGACCGTATGCAACTGCTGATGAGATGACTAACGTTATATTACAAAATTATCGTAACGGTGTGGCAGATGATGATGTGGTTGTGTGGGTTGGTGATGTAGCATTTGCGGGTCACACTAAAATTAATGAACTATTGCAAACATTACCAGGTTACAAAATTTTAATCGTCGGTAATCATGATTTCGAACGGCGCAAGAAACAACTGATTCCATACGACTTTGATGAGATTCGTCTAGTTGCTACAGTACGTAATTTTGTGATATCACATCACCCGTGGTGGGATGTACCGCATGGGTGGTTTCATGTTCATGGACACACACATAATCGTTTAATTCCGGGAAATCAACATATTAACGTGTGTGTCGAGCGAACAAACTATAAACCGATTAGTTTTTCCACTATATTGGACAATCTCAACGACGACCCATCAATCGAGCAACCTGAGTAAATTCAGGACGTTCCAACCAGCGATTAATAGTTCTGGCTGATGTATCAAAATGGTGGGTCAAGTCTTCCACGGTAACTTTTTCGGCACCATCCTTGGAAGCGATGCGGACATAGTCCAACATCTTGCGAGCTACTCCTGCGTATCCACCAACTTCTTTACGTTCCGAGTTGTTATGGATTAGTCCTTGACTAACTGCATCACCAAAACGTTTCTTCTTTTCAGATTCAGGTTCTGTCGCTCTCTTTGTTGCAAACTCTTGGTGAAATTTGTGTGTGGAGTCACTTGCCTTAGCCCGAGATTCTATTTTATTCAAGTCATCTTGTGTTGCTTTTTTAGCTGCTTGCAATCGATCCCATTGAGATTTGTACTGAGGAGCAATTCCATTTTGTACAACAGAGGCTGATTTACTTTGTAGTTTTTTAATCTCATCCTTTATGCCTTTCATTTTTTTTATTAAGGCGGTCTGTTCTTTTTCAGCATCGAATTTTGCTTCTTCAAATAAGTCACGTAATTTCATTGTTGTCTCCATCTTGATATATTATTCATCGTATTTAGTAAATATTACCGACCAGTTAAGAATTGTTGCTTAATATCATACATTTTGAGTGGAATATTGTTACACGAAACAATTTAACGTTTGGAAGTTCATTTCCTAACAAATCACGCAATTTCATTGTTGACTCCTGTATGTATACCACGTATTATATTTATACACATAAGGAGACTTCATGCTTACCCCCGTTGGATCTGAATATATATCCCAAGAGAGAAGACAATATTTTTTATACACCATTAGTTCCAGAGCATTACCGTATCTATCAGATGGTTTGAAGCCATCACAAAGACGGGGTATATGGACCGCAAGGTCTGGTGAAAAAATGAAAACTGCTTCTCTGGCTGGTGCAACAATGCCTATCCATCCACATGCTGAAATTTCTGATGTAATTAGTAACATGGCTGGCCCATGGAGTAATAATGTTCCATTGTTTGCAGGTTATGGAGCGTTTGGAACAATGTTGGCTCCCGGCAGTTATGGTGCACCTCGGTATACCAGTGTACGATTGTCAGATTTTACCAAAGATGTGGTGCTTGTGGATATTGAGATTATCCCAATGCAATTAAATTATGATGATACTTTGGAAGAGCCTGCACACTTTCTTCCACTAGTTCCAATTGTGTTGTTAAATTCAACGTTTGGTATCGCTGGTGGATTCCAGTGTAGTATTTTACCATATGATCTGAAAGATATCATTAAATCACAATTGAAAGTGTTGAATGGCGAAGTGTTAAACACTGAACCACCTATGCCATATTTTAAGCCGACGGATTGTAGGGCTGTTAATTCGGCTATTGATCCAAAAAATCAAAACGTTAGATATACGTTTGAAGGTGAATATCAAAAGTTAAACTCTTCTGAACTTAAAATAACAAAATTACCATATGGTGTAGAGCATAGTAAGTTTATTGATGGTTTGGTTAAACTTGAAGATGATTATAAGATCGTAGGATTCGATGATTACTCTAAAGATTCCATCAGCATTGTTGTTCGATTTCCAAAAGGTTTCATCAATAAGACTCCACACGCTGATATAATCAAACTGCTAAAATTGACCAACACTGAAACGAATAACATAAACGTTATTAATTTTGACGGTGAAACAGTTTTGAATACATCGTATAACGAAATAGTTACTCTGTTTACTAAATGGCGACTGGGGTTCTATGTGGCAAGGTACGAAAGGTTGTTGTCGTTGTTAGAATTGGATATTCAACGATACAAGGACGTTATTTTAGCCATAGAGAAAAACGTCGGTGGTGTTGCTGTAAAAACCAAAAATAAACTAGAACTTGGTGATTTTTTGGAATATATTGGTGTGGTTAATATTGATTATATTTCATCATTACCAGTGTACAGATTTACAGAAGAAGAAAAGAATAAAACACAAGCAAAATTAGATGAGGCATTGATACAGCAGCGTGAGTATATTGATTTGTTATCGGATCAATCAAAGCGCGTGCAGATATACGTCAGTGAATTGAGGTATATTATGAAAAATTACGGGTAACCCAAAAAATCTCATTCTGAAAACCTTGTAAATATGTATAAACAACAGGGATACTTACCATGAGACTTTTAACGTTAACGCTGCTTGTAGGATTAATGACGACTGGGTGTTCTATTATAGGAGCCCGATATGACTCTGGAGAGTATGCCGCGTTCGCATCACTTTCCCACAAAGCACAATCGTCAGTACAACACTGCACAGACGAAGGAAAGATCAGAGCTGCTGCAAGTGAACTAATGGATGGTGCTAGTTATGCCATGATATATACTAAACATCAATCGTCTAATGGTGAAATGTATTTAATTTCAACTGAAATAATGAATTTGACAGGGGAGTTTGTTAAGTCTACTCTTAGACCCATGTCCCCAACATACTGCAAAAATAAACTTAGTATCATTAACCAAGCAGCAGAAACTGCAATGGCAGCTACAGCTGCAAAACGGAGATAACTTATGAATACACCTCAAGAAACCATGAAAGATATTGAAGACTTATCAATCGAGCGACTGGTCAACGATTATACCGTAACACTAGAGTCATTAACAAATTCGTTACACTCTAACACTATTTCCAGGTTAGAGTATAATGAATTGGTTGAAGATTTAGCAGATTTGGTACGAATTAAATGTCTTACCGCTACAGTGAAACACAAAGCAATGTTTAGTCAATTAGTCGATTTATTAAAAACCGCATTAAAATAGGAGAGTGAAATGAGAAGTTATAGCAATGATGTTGTTACACCCGACGTATTAACCAAAAATATACATGAAGCATTTGTGGCACAAAATTTGTTCTTTGAAAACGCTGTTAAGAAACAAACCAAGATGTTAAAAATTATGCTGATTGCATCCCTTGTGATCAACACACTTACCGCCGCCGTGGTGATTTCGGCAGCTATTTAAATACAGGAGAAGCATAGAAAATGAAACGTGTTAATCAAGAAGTTCTTCGTTTAGTACAGTACACCAAAAGTGCCACAGACGATGAATTAATGGAAGATTATGGGATTGAATTACTACCGAACGGTGAAGTTTTTGATACAGTTGAGGATAAGAGGTTCAAAACTGTATTCGATTGGGCAGAAGATTTAACACGAGACGATACGTATGATGATTATATGAATGACAAATATAAACCAAGAAGTAAGTACGAAGAAGAAGATGCACATTAAAAAAGGGCCCAATGGGCCCTTTTTTAATCTACTATAAACTCATGATGGGATAGTGATTTGAGATATGATATATCTCGGTGTGTCATCTGACTTTCATAAAAAGTCAATAGTTCCGATGGACTCATACACACGTCTTGTATTTGTTCCATCGGAAATCTGAATGATAAATCATTACACCAACAGTTTGTGTTCTGAGTACACTTCAACTGGGGTGCATTGACTTGTAAATGTTTCATTCGTTGCAATAACGTGTCATCGCACATTTTTGCCTCCATGTGATTTGTACTCAGGTATCATAGATTCCTTTTTATCCACACTTTGAGCTTCCACAAGATAAACACTTTTTGCACCCTTCAGAAAACACGACCTGATTGCTTCCACAAGCCATACACTTCTCACCTTCTACCTTCTCACCATCTTTAATATATGTTGATAAGAATTTGCGAATCTGGAACAGGAACGATCCAACGTATATATCATCAACATGATCGAGTACAGCAACCACGTTTTTAATAAGAACACCATGACGCAAATTTAGACTGATTGCACGAGCAATTTTCGTTGGATTGTTATCAACGTCGATTTTCTTTTGTGTGTCAACAATCCATTTTTCTGGAATACCCTTATCTCTGGCTAATTTGATTAATCGTTCCACAGCGTCGTGAGTAGTAACAGTTTTTTCGTAGTGATTGGTATGAACGAAGAATGCGATCGGACGTTGACCAGTCGTGTCAAGGATGGTTGTAAGATACCATTTTTTGCCGTCAGCTCTAATTGTAGACACCATAGCAGGTGCTTGGCTTGGTACTTTAACATCATCAACAATAATTTCTTCAACACGACCATTATCTACAGTTTCTTTTGCAGCTAAAACTGTTGTCATTGTACCAGATCTGTATGTAGTTACCCCCTTAACCACTCCACTATTGTATGTATCAAGATATATGTTCTTGAAATCTGGGAATGGGTACTCGTTTGGAATATTGATCGTCTTTGACATCGCAGAATCTACCCAGTGAGCAAATCCTTTTAAGTCCTCGACGTGATCTTGAACGGATAAATTGACAGTAGTAACCGCCCAATCAGCCGTTGGATTCCATTCTCCGCGTTTAGCTAACCAACGAACACCGTAATCTTGACACAATACTTCTTTGGTCAATCCTCTATTTTTATCAATTTTGTAAACAGTACCGTTAGGTGCTGTTCCCTTGAGAATTTCTTCATCGCCTTCTTTAACAAATTTGAACATATCAGTTTCATGCCATGCACCTTCGTACCAAACTGGGCAAACATCTTTAATTTCATCTGGCATTGTACCAACAATTACCGTTCGTACGTACTCAAACATAAACAGTGGTTCTAAACCACCCGACACTACGTTTGCAAGAATTGATGTGTTTCCTGTGGGTTGTATCGACAACAATGAAGAGTTACGAATACCAAACTTTTTCAATTTGTCCATATATTGTGATGGCAGTTTAAGGTTTTTAACAAAAGCACCCTCAGCATGTTTTTCTGGAATGCAATACTTGAACATCCCCTTCTCTTCAGCGAGATCGATGGACGACATGTATGCTTCTCTAGCAATTGTGCTCATTACATCATCACGCAGAATTGCAGCCTGTTCGCTACCAAACCGCACCTTCAACATGAATAATGCGGATCCCCAACCAAGGATACCGATACCAACTCGACGCTTATTCTTCATAGAGTCTGTGTATTCTGGTAGTGGTGCGTTTGATAATGAGTTGATGTTATCAAGGAATCTGTTGAGATATCGTGTATATTTTTTGATTTTTTCCAAATCAAAACCAGTGCGGTCTTTGTTAATAAACTGGGTCAAATTAATTGAACCAAGGTTACACACACCACCTGGAGCTAGTGTCTGCTCTCCGCAGGGATTGGTGGCAAAAATAGTTTCGAGATAGTTTAGTGGACCATAATAGTTTGCACGGTCTAAAAATAATACACCCGGTTCAGCTCGGTTGTAAGTGCTTTCCATAATCAAATTCCACAACCACGACGCTGACACAGTTCTGTGAATAGTAGTAGGATATTGTTTAGACTCCCACACTTTAATATCACCCTGCCATTCTGATTTATATTGTTCACAGGTAGTAACAGGAAAACGCAGATTCCATTCGTCTACGGAAGCTTTTTCAGTTTCTAATCGTCCAATCTTCGCTTGATCGGGTTGGTCAAATGTTAGCTCTTCGTGAATTTGCTTTTCAATTTCAACGACACGAGTCACTTTAGACATAAATTCATCTGTGCAGTTAACTGAGATGTTAAACTTTGTCAATCGACCAGGTTGTTGTTTTGCTGTGATAAATTCAATTACGTCTGGATGCCACACATCCATAACACCCATCATTGCCCCTTTACGGATCTTACCTTTGGCTTTTTTGTTTTCACTCTTTTTTCCGGAACCAGAAGTAATAACATCAGAAGTTTTATCGAAAATTTCCATGTATTTCACGGCACCTGGAGATTCAACACCAATACCACCGATAAACGATCCGCGTGGTCTGATATACGAGAAATTTTGTCCCCAACCACCTTCCGACTTTAATGTTTGACATTGGTTGCGAACATCTTTAAGGATTGCGTCAAGCGAATCAATATCATAATTATCACGAGGTGACACAAAACAGTTCATTAGAGTAGTGCCATTCCATTCAGTGCCAGCATTTGAGTAAATTCGGCCACCGGTAGTGGTTTTGAATTCCGACAACATGTCGTAAAATAACGCACCCCATTGAACCCGTAAAGCTGGTGTCTCTTCCACGCTAGCTGCAGCATCAGCAACCCGTCTCAGAGTGTAGTTTATATTAACGTCCGAATGATCTTTATATGTAGAGGCCCAAACTTCTTCCGAAAAACCGTCTTCAAATGTAGTATCTGGGGCTAATGTTGTTATCATTTATAATTCTCCAAGTTTATTATTGTTGTTGGTGTTATATGTTCAGTATATACGCTGTTTTTTCGCAAATGATCCATTCCCTCATTCTTTAATGTGCGTGACTCTTCACAGTAGTAAACATGGGTGATCCCACTGTCGACTATTCGTTCAGCACATTTAATACAGGGGATTTTTGTAATGAACATAGCAGATCCTTTTGCAGAGATAGAATCACGTTCCAGTTTGCGTATTGCATTTTCTTCAGCGTGAATTACGTCATCTCTTGAATTACCGTGCTCATCTTCACAGCAATTATCTTCATTTGCGGCTCGGCCATTATAACCAAACGCTGTTATAGTGTCATTAGCAACGACAATACAACCAACTTTACGCTTGATGCAATGAGATAAACCAGCATATATGAATGCTGCTGTCATGTGTGTTTTTTTATATCTTTCTTTCATATGTGGGTTCTATTTATTGAGCTGTTTGCAACGTCATATAAACGTTTGTTTACTAACAGAAGAAACATTTATACGATAATTATATAACATACTCAGACAATCATCTACGGTAAAAAAGTGTTGACTTTAATTAAAAATGTATATATCATGGCTATACGGTGTTCAACATCGTAATTCCACCCTAACAGGGTTTTTGTAATTTTTACGAGGTAACATATATGGCCGAAATCAAAAACGCATCAAAATCTTCCAGTGTCAACAAAACTCAAGAATACTTGAACCGGGCTTTTCAAGACGCTACTCGTGGGTTGCCGCTGGCGCAGCGAGTGTTGTGGAAGAATCCTACTCCCAGGGAATTAGAAGGTGCACAGCATTATCAGTGGCAGGTGGAAATGGCTCATTTGTATAACGAGATGAGTTTCAATCCACCATACATGATTCCAAAATTGGTAGCTGATTGCAACAAGTTGATTGACGATATTAAACAGCACCGACGAGGGTAAATTATATAGGGGTTGAATCAACCCCTATATAATTAAAACTATAACGATACCAATGAAACTTGAAGACATATCATTAACTTATCACATACCTGAAGATCAACGAGTCATATTAAAGACCAACTGCTCACAATTTATAAGCAGCACTAAACAGCCTTTATACAAAACCCTTAAAACAATCACATCTCCAGTGAGTAGAATTAAAGTTCGATTACGCAAGAATCGTAACATCGTTACGGAATTATTCAATGCTGCCTTGGCTAGCCGTTACCACTGTCCAAACATTCACCAACGTTCTGTTTTTGCTAGCGGCAGTCGTCGCGCTGACCAGTTAAGCGATGATGTTGAAACGGTATATGTGTTTCCCATCAACGGATTCAAATACCTATATAATGAGCTAATTGAAAATTCCGCTGAACATTACCGGGAGACGTTTTATGAATTGTTTAACGTGTTACACGACGATGAACAATCTCAGTCTATTGTAAAAAAGTTGATGTTATACACATACAGGTGCGATAATTTAGATGAGGGTATCGGGAATGGGAGTGAAATTATTATGTATAACATTCCCTTTTACTACGCATTAAAAGTATCAACGTTTCCAAACTATAACCAATTGATAGATAATATTATAAGGTGAGGTGTATGGTAGAATCAAAAGAGATGGAAGGGGTATCATTTGTTTATCACATGTTTGGATCTGGTGAAACCATTCACGCTATCATCAAAAAATATAACCACCATAACATGCCGAGCAAAGTTTTAGAACACCTAATGAATGAGTATAATGTGTTAAATGATTGTAACGTTCCTCATTTAGGTAATCGAGTTAAAATTCCACTGATGTACAAAGAGAACTCTGATGATTGACTATACTTTTATGTTTGAGCGAATTAGAATATTTGTAACAAATAATACAACGGCGTTGAAGTGGGGGGTGAACTTATGTTTTGTGTTAGCTACAGTTATAATGATAAGCCCTGCTGTGGCAGCTCACTCGATATACCCATGGGTGTTATTCTTGATTGGTAATGTTATACTAATTGTAGATTCATTTGTACATAAACTATATCCGTGGTTTTGGACCAGTGTAGTGTTTATTGTATATGATGTATTATTAATATATTCACGATTGATGGGAGTTGATACATTACACTTAATTCGTCCATTAATCACACAGTTAGATAAATTTTTAATTTAAAGGAGAATCATATGAACGTTATTGGATTTAAATTGTTAAACGGTGAAGAATTATTGGCAAGATGTGATGGGATAGTCAATGATAATAAATACACTCTTGAGCGACCACTTGTTATCATTCCTCAAAAAATGGGTAATCAAGTGTCTATTGGTTTAGTTCCATGGATTATTAGTGCTGGTGAGGAAGCTATTGTCGAAGTACGTTGTGATGTAGTAGCTTGTAAGTTTACACCAATTACGGAAATCAGCAACGAATACTTGAGACAAACTACTGGAATACAATTAGTGACTGGATAAATTATGGCCGTTGTAGTATATAAATGTGATACATGTAAACGTGAAATAGAGTTAGTCCAAAATCCTATTGGGATGGAGGTAATGTCTCACTGTATTATTACCAATGGCTGCAAAGGACACTTGCATCAAACTGCAATTAAACCATCATATGTGCGAGGTAAGTTACCGGACCCTGATCCCACGGGTTTGCGTGATTGGATACCAAGACAGGTATATTTTAAGACTACCCAAGACGTACCATTAAGTACTTGGAAAATTAAACACGAATTAGGTACTAACCCTTTTTTGCGTGTTCACATATATCTTGATGATGGGTCTCTGATTGAGACATCTGATTATAATTACACCATAGTTTCACCGTATCAAATTGATATAGCATTTAGTGATACTAGACGAGGAATAGTTCAGTGTTTTGCTCAGTCTTCAATATCAGAGAGCCGACGGGAAAATAACGTGAGTGAGTTGGTTATATCAAGCGACTTTATAAACATAACAGGTAGCGGAGTTATATCATTCGCTGTACCATCTACTGTAAACTTAAACATGATGAAAATAGGTTTTGTGTCAGCAATATCGAATGATATTGTTTACCACGAACCTGTTGATTTTACGTCACAAACATCATCTTTGTCGCCATGGTGGAAACAATTATCCGGTACATTAATAAACAAAGTATTCTTTTCAGGTAGACCGTGGGATGTTAGGACGGCAAGATTTGATTATTTAATATCGTCAACACCAGCCATCGTTTTGGGTTCAACGTTCTTTTTTACAACTAACACAGAATTTCCAATTGTTGGTAATAATACATTACTGAAGACTTTTACAGTTGACGGTAATTTGGATAACACACTACTAACATCAAATACCATCGCTGTAGTGGATTCATTTGGTAACAATGGGACATATACAATAGTTGACAGCATATTTAATATTGCTGTAAAACAAACTACCATCCGTGTGTTAGAAGAAATTCCACAACCGATAGTATCTGGTACGCCGCATGGTAAAGTTGTTGTAGACTACCCCATTCCTGCACAAGATGGACATATTTTATTAGCAAATGATCCTTACGACAGTACTGAAAAAATTACAAATAGTACTATCAATCTTAGTAGTCTGTCATATGCAAACGCAAAATATACGAAGAGTGATTCCACTGACATGCACGTCGACACGACACTGGTTAAATCAGTATTTCCTCACATTGTTGTGTAATTCGATTGTACGTTGTATTATGATACGTATTAATATGTCGGAAACCTATGAACATTGATAACCCAACAAAACAAAAACTATTACTTGAATATTTGATATCATCGGTTGACTTGTTTAGTTTAAGTCAACCGATTGTCAAACCAGAATATTTTGATGTTACTATTAGGAGAGCTGTCGAATTCGTTCTCAAGTATTTCGATTCATATAGGGCATCCCCAAATCCAACTCAGATTGAAGCTGAGACTGGGGTGGTGTTGAAAACACATGAGATGACAGATGATGAGATTGAATATGCCTTAGCAGAAATGGAAACATTTTGCAGAAGCTCTGCTATTAAAGCAGCCATATTTGAATCAGTTGGCATGTATGAACGAGAAGATTATGGTTCGATCGAAACAGCATTTAGAGACGCAATTACTGTTTCGATCACACACAGCGCCGGTGTTGGTGTGTTTGAACAAATTGAAAATTTGATGGAACGATTGAAGAATCAACCAGCAATATCAACTGGATATGATGAGTTTGACAACGTACTCGGTGGAGGACTAAGACGAAAGGAATTATTGTTATTGTCAGCCAATTCTGGTGGTGGTAAATCATTAGTAATGGCAAACTTTGGATTAAATTACTGTCTTGCTGGGTATAAAGTATTATATTTGAGTTTTGAACTTCCTACCGAAATGATCGGTAAACGATATCTCAGTATGATAACAAACATTGGGCAGCGTGATATATTGGATCGTAGTAGTGATATTATACACATGGTCAACCAAATGAAACACAAGGTTGAAAATGATTTGATCATAGAACGGCTACCTGTTGGAACTACACCAAATGAAATCCGAGCATTCCTCAAGAAATTTGAATTGGTTAGAAAATATACTCCGGATGTTTTGATTCTTGATTATTTGGACTTAATGGATCCAAATGAAAAAGTTTCTGCTGATAATGTATTTGCAAAAGATAAACAAGTGACAGAACAAGTGCATCAAATATTAACAGACTATGACATGATTGGACTTACAGCGTCTCAACAAAACAGATCTGCTGTAACTGCCCAAGACTTGAATCACAGTCACATCGCCGGTGGTATTAGCAAAATTAATACGACTGATATATACGTATCTATTATATTCAACGACGCACTACGAGCAGCTGGTGAAATGCATTTTGAATTTCTAAAGACTCGGTCAAGTGATGGTGTAGGAAAACGAATCGAACTTAGATTTAATTCTACATCGTTACGAGTTGAGAATATGGTTGGCGGATCAAAACCGTTGATCTTAAAACCTAAAATAGATGATAATGTAAAACATATTCCTAATAAATCTTCTTTATCCGATTTATTAGACATTTAACTAACAATTTTTTAAAGGAGATGTACCATGGCAATTGAAACACTTAATATTGATGGCGTTGAAACAAAAGTAGTTGATTTACCAGTTGAAGTTCGTCAACTGATTGAAGTATATGAACACACTCACGCAAAACGGACTAGTGTTGAACTCGAACGGTTATCTATCATTGCGGCACTTAAACAGTTGTCTGATGACATTACAACAACCGTGAAACGGCATCAAGCTGAACAACAAACAACAGAAACACCTGAGGACACGGAATGATAACGCCGTATGAGTTGTTGGATGTTCACTATACAAAAGAAGACGGTAGTGAAAGTGATCGAACAGTCATTATAACCGACCCAGTATACAACAGTGTCAGGGGGGTTGACGTGTCTAGTCTAACACCTGATGAACGTGAAGTTGTGGTGGGTGCATTTAAGGAATATGATGAATATATTAGATCACAGATGTCTACCATCTTTTCATTTGATGTGTGGGCTGAACATGTACAACGGCCGTTACCTGAAATCAATTGGCGGCGATTTAACGTATCTCGGCTTGAAATTGTGAAATAAAGAGGGGGTGAAAACCCCCTTTTTGTTTATCTATTATAAATACAATAAATCATATCAAATAATAAGGTATTTTCATGAAATCTATACGAAACCTATTACAGGAAACTGCTGATGGTGGTGCGACTTCAGCTGGGGATGTGGCTGGAGTCCGGGCACCACTATCCAATAAACCTATTAGAAGGAAAGTAGATTCCAGATACAAAGTAAAACGTATCAAATTTAATAACGACATGCGTGAACACAAAGTATCGGCACTACGAGCTTTATTAGCTGAGTTCAGTGACGATAAACCGCAAGTCGCTGATACTATCGCCAAATTGAAATCAGCTAGTAAAAATTTTGAATTTGAAAAAGATTCGGTTGCATTTGGTATTGATGATGATAATGGTAACATGGTCAAAGTATATGTGCGGGCCAATCAAGCTGAACAGTTTGAACGCACATTATCAGAAATAATGCGTGATGGTGATAACGAAAAAATGGATGTCGCTGAAATGTTGTTTAGTCTTAAAGATAAATTTAACATCGTCCATGTTGAGTGGGGCACAGTCGAAGAAGATGAAGAGAAAGTGGATGACTCGATGTCTCCACCGGAAGATGCAGGTGAAGATCTGGAACTGGTCGCCGATGAGCCGTCTGGAGATGAAAATGTGGATGGTGAACTTGAGATGGATGACAATTCGAGTGAAGAATCTGCTCTTGATAAAGTTATTGCTATGTTGAAAGCAGATGCAGAGGCTCGTACTGCTGAAGCAAAAGCTAGAGAAGCATCTGCAAACGCAGAAGAAGCTAGGTATGCAGCACAAGCGTCAGAGATCAAAATGAAGGGTGAGGAAGAAGTGTTGGATATGGAAACTCACTTCAAACAGCAGGCTGATGAGAAGAAACAAGCTCAGAAATTAGCAAAACTAGCAAAATATAGACACGAGAAAGCTTTAGATATTCGTGGTGATAATGATGACATTGATGATAATGACGGTATTGGTGATATTGACGGTGAAGAAGTAATTCCAACACCGAAAGCAGGTAAAGAGCTATGACCATAACTTTTCGTGATTTTTTGTTAAACGAAGACGTTGCAACGGAAATTGCAACGTTACAGCTACAATTGTCAAACTTGCAAACTAGAAAATCTAAAATGGAACGACCGTTAGATGACCAAATTGTTAGAATTCAAAAAATGATAGCACAAAAACAACAAATGTTATCAAGCACACGACAGAAGCCAGAAACTACACCGCCGGCTAACACCCAACAACAAAACACAAACAATCAAGCTGAACGGACATAATGTCTCGTATATTTGTACACACAAATACCCCAACGTTTGATGAAATGACAACGAAGACCATAAAGGGTCTTCGTTGGTATCAGACACCAGAAGGTAAATTATACCCATCGATCACGTCAGTGTTGGGTGCAAAAGAGAAGCCACATTTAGAGGCATGGCGACAAATGCTTGGTGCACCCGCAGCACAAAAAGAGACAGATCGTTGTGCTGCTCGTGGAACAGCTGTACATTTAATGGCTGAAAAGTATTTAAATAATGAGCCTAATCCAACAGAAGGCCAGCCAAATGAATATGTTAAGCAGTTTAATCAGATCAGATATGGTCTCAATCGAATAAACAATATACGAATTCAAGAAGTCCCATTATATAGTGATGAATTTAAAGTTGCCGGCAGAGTAGACTGTATCGGTGAATTTGATGGTACATTATCAGTTATAGACTTCAAAACATCAAATAATAACAAAACTACCGAAATGATTGAAGATTATTTTTTACAGGAATCGTTTTACGGTTTAGCCTACTACGAACTGTTTGGTGAAGAGATCAATCAAATTGTAACTATCATGTGTGTAGAGCGTGGAGCTGTACCTCTTGTGTTTAAAAAACAAATCACACCATACATCGTTCCTCTCAAAAAACGGGTTAATGAATTCTACGTTAAACATGTAAACTGATACCGTGTTTTGTTGTTATTTTTGATCGATAAATAATAACACAACAACCGGGATACATATCATGATTCAATTCAACTCTGTACACGAACTATCAGAAGCATTTTGCATGGGACAAGTATCTCAACTCCCAGAAAGTATTAGTGTTGGTGATATTGAATTCACTACGCATACATTAGGTACCGAGTCACAATTAATATCGGATATTAACGAAGATAAGATGATGGTTGTAATATACGAGTCATCGGTTCAACAATTAGCACTGGTTTGGAAACTTGGTAAGGCACTAAACATGCAACCATCAGGTGCTTACATTATTGAAAAACAAGCTGTTAAGCCAACAGCTAAAAAAGAAGAAGAACCTGTAATGGGAACACATATCGATATTAATTTGCTATCCTTTAACGGAGAACAGCCAATCAACGCAAAAGTTGATACTGGTGCGACTGTGTGTTCAATTCACGGTGAAAAAATTGTTATTAGAAATGACCCATATTCACCAGAGACACAGGTAGTTGATTTTGTATTCAATGATAAAAAATACACCATGGGATTAGTACAATCACAAGCTGTACAAACAGCAGACGGTGGAGTTGAACATAGACCTGTTGTACAGTTTAATGTTCGATATAAAGACCAAACGGTCGAAAATGTGTTGTTTAATATCAATGACCGTAGTGAAATGGATAGTTCAGTTTTAATTGGTATGAATTTACTAAAAGAACTTGATATCAAGATCGATCCAACGTTGGAGGCAGTTGATAGTCAACTGACAGCGTTTGACCATTCAGATATTCGGAGCCAACTCAGAGAAATGAGTACACTGAATGAATATACGGATAGTAGAGTTCATCGATTATATCAGACGCTATTAGAATATGATGATGTTACATGGATAGACATATTGCAACACGTAAAGTTACACACGATTAGTGTGATGGAGAATTTACAATGAGTCAGCAAGTAAAGTCGCCGTTTGTAGTAGTGCAGGATTTTATATCTCCTCTATTGTGTGAACGTATAATTGACGCGACTGCATGTTTTAGTCCAGATACTGATATAAAAGGAAAACCTATAAGAACTGTAAAACATAATCAGCAAGCTGAGCAGTTGTTAATGGATCGATTATCCGAACTCGTACCTTCACTTGAGAGTCACTACGGTTTTGATTATAAAGGAACAGAACCAATGAACGTTGAATGGTTTCCTGAAGGATCAGAAGGACCTGTAACGTGTGAAAGTAGCTCTTTCATTAAGAAAAAATGGGTTAAAACAAAAGATCGAGAGTTTTCCGGCGTTATTTTTTTAAATGATTACCAAGATCGTGTTCCATTCGATGATACATTTGAAGTGTATGGTGGAAAGTTGGAGTTTCCACAATGGGGGTTTGGATTTAATCCTCAGCGAGGGACGTTAATTATATATCCAAGTGGACCCCATTTTATAAACAAAACATCACCTATATTGGTTGGTGACTTATACCAAGTAAAAATTCATATGGCATCACATGAACCGTTTTTGTTCAATTTAAAGAATTTTCCAGGTGATTATACTAACTGGTTTAAAGATACTGTATGATAAACACACAAAATAGAATCTCCAATTTACACCGAACAGGATTTACTGTAGGTACCGTAGTTGATACTAACGATCCTCAACAAACAGGACGGCTCCGTATATTGGTTCCGGGTTATGGGGATAATCCGTCAATGCCAGTTGGGGACGTACCATGGGCGATGTACATATCTCCGTTGGGAGGATCTGTTAGTAATATTGAAAGAGGATCTGATCTGGATCCAGGCGACGGACCGGTGAGTTATGGTTTTTGGAGCATACCAAAGATTGGCGCTGCAGTTGTTGTCACATGTATTGATGGTGATCCCATGTCACGAGCTTGGGTGGGATGTCTTCATACTGAACGGTTAGCTCACACATTACCACATGGACGGTTTATTGGTGATGACGGTCCGTTAGATTCCACTGAAAAACCAATACAGCCATTATACGACAATCAGACCGGGGCATTTGGAAAAAGAGCAAATAATTACGAGTGGAAAACTCGAGGGGCTGATTATTCCGCGTCTGCTACCGCATCGGGATTCTATTTAAATGATGGTATCAGCAAAGTTGCTGACACTGAAGGAAATGGATATGGAGTGAGTCAGATTGAACCTGATGTTAAATCTGAAGCAACCGGAAAAAATTATGATTCACAGGTTTATTCATGGACAACGCCTGGATTTCATTCAATATCAATGGATGATAGGGTGGAAAACTGCAGAGTCAGAATTCGGACGACATCTGGACATCAGATATTAATGGATGATACGAACGAGCGTATATACATCAACACATGCGATGGTTTGAATTGGATAGAACTCGACCAGGATGGTAATATAGATGTATATTCAACCACTAAGATTAGTATACATTCCGAAGGAGATATTAACTTTTCATCTAACAAATCAATACGGTTGACTGCTGATGACGCTATTCATATGAAAACCGCTGCTTGTCATATTCAGACGTCAAGTGATTTTAACGTAAAAGTTGGTGGTGATGGTATGATTACTGCAGGTGGAACGTTAAATTTAAAATCATCAGGACAGTTGTTACAGCAGGGTTCACAAATACATTTGAATGGACCGTCCCCGAAGACTGCAGCAGATGCATTACTCACGAACCGTGTACCAGATCATGAACCATGGGCTAGATGTGACATGAAAGAAGGCACCCACGATCCAAAATACCCATATGACTCGGATCAGAATGGACGGGATTGGAAGAGCAGAGGTGCAGAATGGAAACGGTGATATTGTGTCATAAATATTCGAATAACATCAAAGGTTTATCCAATGGCAAAAAATATCTATAGAGGGTTTTCTACCAAATTCTACGGAAAATGTAATGGTACTAACACCACTGTGGATTTTTCATTAAAAGATTTGGCGTTGATAAAACAAGACCTGTTGAATCATATATTTACTTCCAGAGGGGAGAGATATATGCAACCTACTTTCGGCACAATTATACCGGATATAATATTTGAACCACTGACAGATGAAGTTGTTGTGCAGATTGAAGAAGAAATAGTTCGTGTTATCAGAAGCGATCCTCGCGTTTCGTTGCTAAACATACAAATAAACGGTGATCCAGATTTCAACACTGTAACAATTAATCTTTTATTAGAATATATTGAGCTTGATGTGGTTGATGGGTTTGAGTTTAATATAGAGTTTAATTGATGACAACAATGACATGTTTCAAATGTCATAAATAAACGACAAATGTCAAGGTATATACGATGAGTGGACGAATAATTTCAAGAGCGGAAAATTGGGAAACCATTTACAAGGCGTTTCAAAATATAAACTTTACCGCGTTTGATTATCAATCTATCAAGCAAAGTATGATAGATTATATCAAGCTGTATTTTCCGGAAACTTTTAACGATTTTATTGAAAGTTCTGAATTCGTAGCCCTCATAGAATTATTTGCATATCTCGGTGAAATCGTTGCTTATCGTGTGGATATGGCATCTCACGAAAACTTCCTACCAACAGCTCAACGTAAATCATCTATCCTTCGTTTGGCAAAACTAATTTCGTATAATACTTCACGTAACATTCCAGCACGTGGATTAGTGAAACTTACTTCTGTTATTACAACCGAACCCGTGTTTGATTCGAGGGGTACTAACCTTGCTAATATAAAGATAAATTGGAACGATCCGTCCAACACAAACTGGAAAGAACAATTCATGCTAGTCATGAATAAAATTTTGAAACAACCGTTTGGTAGTGTCGTACCGAGTGACCGAGTACAAGTGCAAGATATGTTATTTGAACTGTATCAACTCAACAATGTGCCGTTAGTGAATGGTGTAATTCCTTTTAACGTTACCGTTTCAGGAGACACATATCCAATGGAGCTGGTGCCAACAGCGTTAAACAATGATGGTCCTTATGAAAAACGGCCAGAAATAAATGCTCCAATGTCCATTTTATATGCAGCTGATGGTTTAGGTGATGGGTCTTTGGGTACCGGATTCTTTATATTCTCGAAGCAGGGTACTTTAAATTTAGAAACTAACACGTTTGATGGAATCACTCCAAATCAAACATACACAATTAGTTTAAACAACATTAATGAGACTGATGTGTGGATCAATAATGTGGATCCCGATACGTTAACTGTCGTAGTCGGTAATGAATCATACATTCGTAATGTTAGATCGGGTGAATGGGTTCCCGTTGATTTGGCTCAAGCTCAGAACATTATATACAATACTAACGTAATCCGTAACAAATATGAAATTGAGACACTAGAAAATGACAGTGTACGTATTGTGTTTGGTGATGGTGAATTTGCATCAATACCAAGTGGATTATTTCATTTTTGGGTTAGAACGTCAGCAAACGCGGATCTGGTCATTCCTCAGAGTGCAATAAACAACAAGGAATCTAATTTTACATACACTGACGTTACCGGAATTGTGAGAACTTTCTCTTTCTCTTTTTCAGCAACTAATACCTTCCAGAACGCAGCCAAAACGGAAGACATAGAACACATCAGGAGAATGGCTCCGGCGGTGTATTACACACAAGATCGTATGGTGAACGGACGAGATTACAACACGTTCATGTTGCAAGATCAAACAATTTTAAAAATACGCTCGTTTAACAGAACATTTGCAGGTGAATCAAATTACGTGGACTATGTTACGTTTAATGACCCAAGTGGTGCATATGATAACGTTAAGATATTTGGAGATGATTTAGCTCTGTATCTATTACATGATGTTATTAATTTACCTGAACTTAATCCAACATTAGTTACAGAAGTTGTAATACGTAATCATGTTGAGCCTTTATTATCTGATCCAAATCTATTTTTGGAACGATCATATAACGGAGATGGAACTGCAGCTAGAATAAGAACCTTTACCGACAGAGAATTTGAACTAATAACTGATGTTGATTATATGCACAA